CTTTTGAAATTGACATCCAGTAGTCACCACTTGCAACTGCTAAAATTTGGATTAAATTACTTGCAGATCCATCGTAAGTTCCTGCTACTGTTTTTGTTCCACTTGGGAAAGTTGGAGTATGTGAGCCAGTTAAAATAAAATCTTTAACCATTCCTATATTTACATTTGAATAAGTAAACGTAGTATCACCACTCATTGTTTTTGTAAATACTTGATTTGCTCCAAAGTCTAAAGCGGTTGTTACTGCTCCAGTTGTAGTAAATTCTGCTCCAAGTTTAGCATAGCTAATTACATCGTTTGCAATAGTCAAAGCTGCCGAACCTGTTACTTCACCACTATGGGTTGCGTTTGTTACTTTGGCAGTGTTTGCTGTAATTGCTGAATTGATAGCATTTGCTAACTTATCGGTTGTTACGGCATCGTCTGCTATTTTTTGAGTACTAATTCCCCCATCATTTAACGAAATTGTTACTGCTCCAGTTGCTGAGTCTCTTGCAATCGGTGCTGTTGCTGTTATTGAATTAACATCTCCTGCATCGTCTGTGTACAGTTCTGTGAAGTTGTCGTTCACTTTAATAAAGGCATCTCTAATCGGATCTCCTGTATTATCATTGGCGGTAGTACCTACCCCTATTACTTGTTTAGCCATTATTTTTTAATTTTATATTTGTGTTACATCTGCTTTATAATCTGTTGTATCCGCTAAAAACGGAGTGCCTGAAATCTGTGTTAAATCTGCTGTTAATCGGAATGTAACCCAACAAGCAGGAGCTGAAATATCAGGAATTGCCATTGTTGAATAAGCGGTATCTAATCCAAAACCACTATCTGTAATCATATTACAATATATTGCTCCCCAATTTATATTATTTGCCATTTTTCTTTTCTATTTTTTTAATATAGTTTTTTAATTTAACTACATTTTTAGCTTTTGGCTTGTATCTATTTTTTCTCAAAGTACCCATCCATTAAATAAACTGTCTTTATCAGGATAAACATCCTCATTGTTGTTGGTATTATATTCTGGATAGTCGCTTATATGAAATGTAACGTAATCTATCATTCTTCTTGTATAATATTCTGCAAATTCTCTCTCTTTATTTACAAGATAATCAACTTCTGACTTGTCAACACTTTCAGAATTCTCACTAATATGTTTAAAAACCCCACCATTTTTGATTTGATAAGCTGCGAAAGGTAAATAGTCCACCATTGCGTAATGTATCAACATAGGCTGTATATAGGTATTAACCAATAGTAAATATGCTCCTGTAAGTGATGCACCACCAGTTCCAATTATATCAGTTGAAATTTTATTGTACAATTCTGAACCAATATAGTTTTTAATATGGATCTCCTGTGCTATTTTAATAAACTGAATAAATTTATCAGTATCAACGTTTCCATCTAATACTGTATTTTTTACTAAATCTGTTCTCGATATGAATAATGCTGTAGCCATTTTATTTTGGTGTTGTAAAGTTTTTAGGTTTTATAAACCCTCTATTTTTCATATCTCTTGGTCGTTTAGCCACCTTTGTGTCGTTAGTGTCAGGTTTAAATCCTTCTTTTTTTGCTTTGTTAACGCTTATTTCTGCTTTTGGATTTGTTGAGTCAGGTTGTACACCTTTTGCCATATACGTTTTACGCATCCAAAAATGCCTGCACGATCCACCGCCTTTATAGAGCCAAATATCATAAGTAGCTGCACCACTTAAACCCCATCCTGCATTAACTGCAAGATCGCTCATTTTCATTATATCTTCTTTACGATAGATTTTTTTAGCACTAACCATTTTTTTACAAAACTCTCTACTGTTTGCTTTTGTTGTTAATGGTGCATATTGATAACGTACTTTGAATTTTAAATCATTTACTATTTCGTCTTGTTTGCTTTTTGCGTTTGGTCTTGCTGTTCCTGTAGAAGCTAAACCAATCATCTTATCTAGAGTTTCTTCTTGATCATAGTCAACTTCACGTTCATCAACCAATTCCCATTTATCTAAATCTTCATCTTTACCAAAATCTTGAAGAAGCTGTAGCATTTTACTGTCTTCAAACTGAGAACTCAAATTATTTTTCTTATGTTCTTTGCAAGGCATAAACCAAATTTGCCCTTCATAGTCGTGTTCGTGGTAATCATTACAACCTATATTTTTAGCAGCTTCTATAGCCATTTCTTTAGTTGAATATGCTAACCTGTCATCTATAATTGCAAAGTCATTATTAACTACTTGAGAAGACATCTTAACTCCAGTTTCTTCTTCTATTACATCACTATCAGTAACACCTTCCATATCTGTGAATTCTAATGGCTGTAGTGTTTCAAAGTAAAGCTTTAAAGAAATACCATTATATCCTAGAATTTGATCAAAACTATCAATTAATAGATCCTGAAATGGTTTTACTACTACATTGTCGCACAATATAGAAGCCGTTTTAAGCTCCTCTGCGTTGTTTCCAAGTCCCGTGTTATCCTTTATACCAAAAAGCATCGGAGAAACGATCCTGTGGCTTACTAGTATCTTCTTAGACGATTCATCCGAAAGGAACTGGTACTGGTTATGAGCATCACTTAACTGAACTGGTTCTAATGAAGCACTTGACTCTGTATTGTCATTAAATGAAAGTATAAATTTTCCTGCTGAAGAACTACCGCTAAACTTGTCATAAATTCTTTGCTCAATTAACTCTCTTTCTTCTTCATTAGGAATACCATTGTTGAAATTAATCAACATACTTGGTGCTAGTCCATTTTTAATATTGTTTAAATGGTAGTTAGCTATTTCTTCTTCTAACTCTGCGTATTGTAACCCACCTTGATAATCTACTGGACTGTAGTAATAAAATCCTGCTCTATATGGTTTAACACAAATAATTTCTATAGCTTCTTTAGATGTTCCAAATGCAGGAATTCTTTTAGGCTTATCCATTGGCTTTAACTTAGACCAGTCTGCTGAATAGTAATAACCTTCAACTTCATCTGAGTCTTCATTTACTTTTTCTGCTCTTAATGTTTCAATTGGTAAATGTTCTACTTGTGCTATCTTGGTCCTGTCTTTAGAATAAATGACTTGTATTGCACACTGACCCATTAGTTTAAGATCGTAGCAAAATTTTCTTACTGTATCTTTTTTAAATAAACCAACCATTTGTGCATACTGATCAGGTTTTTTATTGCTGTCTGTTGCATTTAGTCCCTTACCAAAAACCATTTGAGAAAGTCCGTTTATTATAGCATTGTTTGTAGGGCTACCATTATATCTGTCAATTAAATACTGATAGTAATTGTTATCCTCACCGTAAAAAATCCAGTCTTTATTCTTTACCTCTTTTATTTCTGGAGAACTATAATTGCTGAGGTTTACTATTCCTAATTTTTTCATATAATAATAAAGTCGTTATCAAAACTAGTGTCTGATGTATATTCGTTCTTGTTAATTGTGTACTCCTGATTAGATTCTTGATCGACACCTTGATCTGTACAAAATATTTTATCTAAATATATGATTTTATTGGAAGTATTTTTTAAAACGAGATCGTAATATCTACCTTCAACTAAAACAGGACTAAAAGTAATTGGTACTGACAAATGATTATCTGAAATTGTACAATTTATACTGCTGTAAGTTTTAACTGTATTTGTACTGTCATCCGTTAGTACTGCTGTTGCTGTAGTAACATATTCTCTAGGAATAACTTTAAATGTTTGAGCAGATCCACTTGTAGTTAATACTTTCATATCAGTATAACGAAATTAATAAATAATCTTGTAAAAAAAAAGGGTAACATTTCTGCTACCCTAATTTAATCAAAATGAAAAATTTATTATGCGTTTGTACCTTCTGTAATTACAATTGTTCCAGTCAATCCTGCGTAGTCCGTTACACTAAATGGGAAGTCAACATCTTTTGTGTCAGAATCCATAAAGTTTGCAGGAGCTTTTTCTTGAGCAGCAAAAGTCAGAGTATATCCTGACATATCACCCATAGCTGCACCTGTTACAACTGTTCCACCTGAGCAATCAGCACCGTTTTCTAAGCCCATCATCATTACATTTCCGTTATAATCTTCAACTGCAATATGTGGTCTACCGTATGCTAATAGTTTTAACTCAGCGTTATCTTCTTTACTTAATTTATGCAAACTTAAATTTAAAGTCTGCTCAAAAAATACTGTTCCGTTTTCTCTTGAAGCTGTTACAGTTTGTTCTAAACTGCTACTTCCTTTTAATTCGTACTTATATGCTGTTAAAGAGCTTGCTGCACCGCCTACTGATGATCCTGTTAAATTAGTAATTTCGTCTGCAGTTAAAGTCACAGTACCTAATTTACCAAAGTCAACAAAATAAACATTCTTTAATCCTCCTACAACATCCTTGCACGGTTCTTTTCTACCTCTTGTTAAATCACACGCCATTTTTATATGTTTTTAAAAAAAAAAGGTGAATAGGCACAACTGGCTTACCCACCCTTTTAATTGGTTAATTAATTCCTAAGAATAAAGAACGATATCCGATCCAATTCCGTATTGTACTCCTGCTGTAAATCTCATTACAACACGTACATTTTGAGATCCATCAATATCAGCCATATCAATTACTTTTACTTCATTGTGATCAGCTAGTAATCCAGTACCAAAGTATAAGTTAGACTTTTCTGCAGCCACCATAGTATTGTCAGCTAATCCATTAGCTACTGCTATTTTCATACCGTCAAAGCTAAGTGTTCCGCCTGTGTACCATTGAGTTCCGTCAGAGTTTACACCTGCTGCACCTACGTTAGTTGCAAATCCACCTAATGCTCTTACATATGCTCTAGCTATATTTTGTGAAACATAGATAAACATATCTTCATTAGTGTAAAGCGTAGAATTTACCGCATCAACTACTGCACCTAATTGAGCAATAACATTTGCAGAAGTTACACCACCACCAACGGCTGCAATATCAGTTACGTCAGCGTCGGCTAACATTAGTTCTTTAAATCCTCCAAACTGTCCTGCGGTTGCCGCTGCTCCGTTCCAAATAGATTGCTCTGTTCTTTGTGCTACTTTAGAAGCCACGTGACCTATTAAAAAGTCTGCAAAAGATGGGGGTAAGTTATCAAAAGCTGAATAGCCCATTGATACTGCTTCCCAGTCAGAACGAAAGTCTGCTTTACATAATTGTAAATTCACTTGCTGAAAATCAGGCTGAATCACACGTTCTGTTAATGTCAAAGTAGATGTTGGATCGAAGTCACAAGTTGCATCTTTTACGATGTTATCACTTGATACTTTTTTAAGAGTTTCCTTAAATTTAATGTTTGGTTTTACAGTAATTAAACCGTTGTCCAAAGTTGTACCACTTAAAAGTGCAGCAGAGATGTATTCACCTGCAAATTCACCTGCGTAAGTAGTTGTTATCGAATTAGTTGTTGCCATTTTATATTTCTTTTATTAATTAATTATTATGATTCAGATGCCCAAACTCCGTCTCCGCCTGTGATGTACCAGTCTGTTAAAGCTACTGCCTTAAGAGTAACCCAGTCACCTTTGTTTGCAGATGCTTTAGTATTGATCCAATCTTTGTTGTCTACACCACCTGAAGATACTGCAGCAATTGTTCCGTGAATTGCATCTGTAGCAGCAGGACTAATAGTAATAATGTTATTACCATCTGCACCTGTGTTACGAAATGTAAATTCAGCACCAATGTTTTCTGCTGTAATTGCAGGAAGACTCATAACCTTTGCATCTGTTGCAATGTTAAATTCTACACCTGCATCATTAATACTAATATCTTGAGTAGTTGTCAAAGTTTCTTGCTTTGATCTCGCTCTTAATACGCTATTGCTTGTTGTTGTTGTTGTTCCCATTTTTATTTATTATTAAAGTTTGATATTTTATTCATTACTCTATCAAGTGTACTATTTGATCTTTTTTGAGAATACAATAGTTTTTTCTTAACAGTTTCTTTTTCTGGATTGTGCTTGATAGGATTTGCTGCAGGTTTTGCTAACTCCTCTTTTAATTGTTGCTCTTCTGCATATACCGTTTCAGTTGTGGTTTTTTCTGACTTAACTGATCCACTTCCATCACTCATTTCTTCTTCTACTTCTTGACCGTCTTTAGGTAAAAGAATAGCTTTAATTTCTTCAACTACTTTTTTAACTTCTTCAAGTTCTTCTTTTGTAGCATAACCCATTTCTTCTTTAGGTTGGTCAGGAGTTTCTTCTGGATTTTCTTCAGCAGCCACTTCTTCTTCTATTTCTGGTGAAGATTCTACAGCACCAATAGATGCAATAATTCCTTCTTCCTCAATTTTTAAAGATTCACCTGCTTCTAGAGTGTAGTCACCTACTGGTAACGGTACTCTCTCATCTTCAGTTACAATGAATACTTCACTACCTATAGCGAAATCTTCTGATTCAATCACAGTACCATTTTCTAAGGTAGCTTGTGATAACTTGATCTTTTCTGAAGCCTCAACTCCAATGATCTCTTTAACTTTATTTAACATATCTGTTGCTTTCATATTTGATTTATATTATTTTGGAAAAATATTTGCAAGATTTGATACAGGTGTTTTATTTACCATATCTGAAATGTCATCGACATATGTATCAATGTAATTTGGGGGTGTTTCATCTAACATTTTATATGCAGCCCTCATATCGTTAGCTATTTTTGAAGCTTCCTTTCTATTTTGTTGAAGTTTATCTTGGATTTTTTTATTTGCTGTATTAACTTTTCTAAATTCTCTGTCAACTGCTGCTGCTTCTGTTACAGTATCTATCCACATATTTCCAGAACTCTTTCGAAGTTCTTCTAATTGATCTTTTTTAGTTAAATCTACTTTAACATTTTTTAACTCAGTTTTTGGTTTACTAAGTTTTTTCATTACTACTCTTACTGATGGTTCCATATTTCTGGTCTTGTTATTATTACGATTAATTAAATCTATTTTGTATTTTCAAATTATTTTACTAAGATGTTTTGGTAATATTTCCTATTCCTTGTGCATTAAAGCTACCATCACAGCATTTCTTGGAATAAGTGATACCATCTTTGCATAAACATCCACGTTTCCTTCCTCTTGGTGAAGGTATTCTTCTGTCGTTATACTCTTTCATTTTATTGGAACACAATTAGGAACTTTCTTTCCGTTTTTCATTTTAAAACCTATCATTTCATAACCTGCCCAACAAGGTTCTTTCAGGTCTTCCTGCTCTAACTCTTTCTGTTCAAAAAAGTCTTTTAATTTATCTAGTCTGTCTTGAGCAACTAATTCTTCTTTTAATCCTGCATCTTGAGGCTTCTCAATCTTGTCTGCAAAGTATCCTTCAATACTAAATCCTTTTACTAAGCCAGTCTTAACATAGTCATTCCAAATCTGATCATTGTCAACCTTAACAGTACCCATCCAAGTCCCTAATGGAACGTCCATATTATATTTAGCTGATTTATCGTGTACCATATCTTCTTTAATCCAACTTTCTACTAAAGTCAATCCTTGAATATTCATTTGGTGTTCGAGTGTACTGTTCTTTTGGTTTCCACTCTTTAAGTACTTTTGGGATGCTTTAGAGACAGTTTCCCTTGAAAAATATATGTAGTATTCCTCGTCTTCGTTTTGCCTGTATATAGGCTTATTTGGTATAAG